CCTTCGCGTCCCCGACGTATGCTTTGCGCATACGAGAACCGTACATATCGCTCAGGCCAAAGCACTGACCTCTGTGGGAGGCCGAAACGCTATCGACGAAGAAGTTTTTTGTCACGGTACTCGGAGTGAATGTTCCTTCCATCTTGTTTTACCTCCTTAGCAGATTTTGCGTACTTCAGCAAGCAAGGTTGCGCCCTGCTGCTCGTAAATGCCGGTGAACTCGTAATCGGGCAATTCCACGATTGTGTCTGCGGCAATCTTGTCCGCAGTTGTAAGTTCCGCCGTCGCAAGAACAACCGCAACCTTTGCGCCGTTTTTGATTTGCGCCAATGTTGCGTCGCTCTTAAGAGCAATGGCGATAAAGCCGTTCATGAAAAGGTTGAATGCTTCACCGGGATTTGTGATAGGTCCGTCGTTTGTCTTACCCCACGTATCTTCGAGCTTAACGTTGGTCGCCAACACAAAGCCCGCAAATTCGTTGATGTCCGTCAGCGCGGTCGCCTTTTTGTAGTAGCCGGTCGTCGAGCCGTAGACCACCATGTCGCCGAAGTTGACGCCGTCGGTGCCTTCGACAATGCCGCCCTCGACGTTGTACTTATCGGAAACGGTGGGGTAGCCGCGCATGAGCTGCTTGATTTTGTCTTTGATGATGAGACTCATGATTATCTGTTACCTCCGTATCTTTTTGCCCAAGCCGCGGCAACGTCGTCTTCCTCTACGCTGTCCTCGGTCTTGACGGTCTTTTTTTCGATTGCGCCGGCACTCTTTTTGATGGAGTCCTTCGCTTTTTTCGGTTCATCAGTATCGATGACCTCTTCGATTTGCTCTCCCTCGTCCTCGATTTCCTCTTCCTCTTCCTCTTCTTCCTCGACCTCTTCATCAGTGGTCGTATCAACAAGAGCGCAGAGCTTGTCGGCCATGCCGGCAAGTTTCTTGAGGGAAGCGATTTCCTCGGGAGACAGCGCATCGTCTGTGCAAGTGTTGGTCAAAGGCTTTTTGGTCTCGTCTTCGTCGTCGGTCTTTTTGACCTCTTCGACTTCCTCGACCTTATATTCTTTGCCGTTCTCGTCACGAACATTGAATTTCATAAAGTCATGTCTCCTTTTAATCTTTATATGATTATTATAATACATTCGATGCAAAAGATATAATCATACGAAAAATTCTTTTACATCTCGAGTTCACAGTTTTAATTCTGAGAACATCTAATGGCCAAGTATAATATTCCTATTATACTCGACCAAAAGTGTCCCAGAAGTCTTCCTGTAAATTACTTCGATACGTTTACTTTCTTTGTCATGTCAACAATTTCGTCGACTTTCTTGTCCCAGTATTCCGCATCGAATTCGTAACCGTGTTCAATCGCGTAAGCCTGAAGCTTCGACATCACACTGTCTTTCTTGACAGCGCCTGCGGACTTGCCTTCTTTCTTAAGTATCGAAGATATGTCCGAGTACAGAGTCTCAGCATTCGCAATCAACTCGTTGCAAGCATTAAGCATATCGGTCGTGGCTGCCGAATTTGCCGCTTCCAACTTAGCCTTTTCAGCTTCGTCGGTAGTGTTTGCAAGTTGCTTACGAATTTTGATTTTCGACTTGATATTCGCGATAAGCGCAATTACGAGCGGAACAGCAACAGCTACTGCTGATGCGACCGCATATACAACTTTCAAGATTGTTTCGATGTTCTGCATAATACCTCCTTTGTCAACGACGAGGCAGTACAATGCCAGGCATGCCAGGGCGACCTTCAACAACAGACCGAAGCTTCGCCTTTGTGTCGGCAAGGTCTGCTGCGATTGCTTCGAAACCCGTACCAACGAGCTCTTCGGCCGTCTTAGCGGTAGTGGTAGTGTGCTGAACGGCGTCGACGTTATCTCCTGCACAGTTGTCGTTAGACGCATCATGAAACGTTTCGGTTTCCTCCGATACCTCCTCGGCAACACTGTGGTCCGCGACTTGTTCGACTTCTTCGTGCTCGATTGTTTCGCTCGTCTGTTCGGCAGTTTCTGTCGAAGCGGTCTCGGTATTTTCATACGCAAGCATCGCATCGATGTCATTGATGAACTCGACGAGCTTGTTCATCTCGGGCGTCACCTTTTCGGCTTCAAGCTGAGCACGATACGGCTGTATCTGTTCTGCTTCAAGCTTTGCACGCAAAGCCCCGACTTTGTCGTCGATGTCTTTCTGCCGAGCGTCGATAAGCGTCTGCAAACGATGCATGTACGAAGCCCTTGTTTCGATAAGACTCATAGCGTTTATTCTCCTTTCTAAAATTTATATCAGTCCTTGCCACGTAAGGAATAGATATACGACAGCTGCGATTGCCATAACGGCAATGATTGCGATTAGAGTCCACAAAAAGCCTTTCACAGCTTTCGGACGGTCTCCATCGGATGCTCCCGCAATAAGAGCTCCGACCGTTCCCTTTAAGAGTTTGCTGAGCAAAAAGAACGGACTCAACACAAGCGTGAGCAAGTAGAGTAAAAAGAGATTGAGCGGCTCTTCAATGCCGACGAAGCGCATGATGGGCTTGACGCCGTTGTAGTGATATTGCCGTTTACGTTCCCTGTTCGCCCATTTATCTTCGATAGCACGATGCTCGTTCTTTTGTTGTTCTGTTTGAAGTACTTCACTCGCAAAATCGACCTTTTGCTTTTCGAAGTCTGCGCGTTTCTCTTCAACTTCTGTGTGCTTGACTGCGGCTTTTTTGAGAGTCGATTTGACTTTGTCAACGAATTGCTCATCTTCTGCACTCGCCTCAGCCAACACGTTGAGCTTGACTTGTTCCATCGCAGCGCCGAATTGCGTTTCAGGCGCAGGCACTTGTAAAGGAGATGTATCAGGCAAATTCTCAACGACTTCGCTCACAGCCTTCGATACGTTTTCGACATGCTCCGCAGCCTTGACCTCAGGCAACTCAACGTCATCTTTCGCTTCAATAGGAGCGTCCACAGTGTTGGACGTTCCATCGAGTCGAGCTTGCTCTTCTTGCATTCGTTTAAGAGCCGCGCTTACTTCATTCATGTCTTCAATCATGATGCATAATCTCCTTTTAGACTCGAACAAGTTTGCATGTTATGCTTCGTGCAAGCTGTCCTGTATCAAATAACGGGTGATTGCCTTTTTTGCGAGCTGCAACACTTGGTGCGTTTGGTGCGAGTCGACCGTCGTTTGAGTAAATTATCTCTCGAGCGTAATTCTCCATACGAACGCACATCTTGTTAAGCTCTTTCTCAAGTCCTTGCTCACCAACTTCAACATACGCTTTAAGCGCCTTTTGCATCACGCTCTTGATGAGCGTGTTCCCGTATTCTATTGTCATTTTGAGCACGGGTCGTGCTGGTAAATGATGTAGCGGCGACCCGTTCTCATGTATGAACATCAGCTCAGCATTCGTTATGCCTACGCTGTATGTCGTTTTGCGTTTCGTCTTCGTGCTGAACACCCCGATTTGAATTTGATACTCGGGAATGCTCGCAAGATATTTTCGAAGACCTTCACCGATGTCACTCATTCTTTTACATACTTCTTACTCAAGAGATTTATCTTCGTATAATTTGCTATTCGCAAATTTACGCAATTGTGTTGTAATTTGTGTTTCTGAAACACTGCTTGATTTATATTTGTGTTCATAGCTTGATGTCGGAATATACGTTAAGTCAAACGTAAATGATGCAGCATTACCTTTTTTTCCGGACGGAACAACAGATACTTTTAACGAAATCGTTAATTCGTCGACTTTACCGTTTTCGATTTTGCAAACTGCAAAACCCGCGGAACGCATAAAATCACGTATATCAGATACAATTTTTTGACTTGTAATTTGCGATGAAGCGTTTACATATACAGAACCGTGTTGCCATGTAGACGAAGGTAATGCACCTGCGTCTTGAGATTTCACTTTCGAAATTGCGTCCTCAATCGAAGATGCTCGCACTTTGCGAACATGCATTACACCGTCCTGTTCGTATTCGATTGTGAAGAGCTGCGCTTTACTGTCTTTTGCGTCGATAGGTTTGTTTGCCTTTTCGTAATTTTTTTCTTCAACTTCAGTCCAATCGTCTTTAAGTTGTTTAGACTCTTCCTCTGTTGCTTGAACGACTGCCCAAAATCCGTCATAATTTTCATGCATTCCATCTGCGAATACTTGAATTTCGACTTCTTTTTTACCAGGCACCCAATGTTTATCGAGACGCTTGACTTTGATTTTTTCATTGAACTTTGAGTTGTATTTACGCTCAATCTCTTGTTTTAAGCTTTTGCCCTTTACTTCAGCAAAATCAAAATACACATATCTTCCGGACAACATCAGGTCAGATGTGTCTATTACTCTTGCAGGACCACTTGCAACCTGATGCCATCCGTTACGAGCAAGTTCAGATTTAAGCTCGTCAGGTGTAGTGTTGCCCATTTCGAATTTCGTGTAACCCCAAGAGCCTTCTTTCATCGAGAATGTTTTGCCGATGTAGAAGTACAGATTTTTGTCGATGTCCGACTGCATCACGTAAATGATTTTGTCTGTGCCGGGTGTTTTCGTTGATTGAATATCTTTCATACCTTCGTCCTCGATTTTATATTTTCCGTCGTTACAGTTGATAATTACGAACTCCATTTTGTCATTGCGTTCAAGCGAGCCGCGATGATATCTCGCAGCTTCAATGCTCGACTCTGTCGCATCGACAAATGCATTACGTCCATATTGTTTCCAGTAACGTTTAACGACTATCGCATAGCCTTGACGAACTTGCCAAACTTTGATACCAGCATCGTCAACGCTGTCTCTAAAATTTTCACGAATTTCCGCATTTGGAATACCATCGACATTATGCGTAAATTCTTTACGAAGACGATCTGTGTTTCGTCTTGCTTCTTCATGTGTTTTGAACGCTCCAGCCATAAATTTACGACCTGTTTTAGGGTATGTCAGCCACAATTCGTACGGGTATTGTTGGCCCCAAAATCTTGTATCATCAACACTGTCAACAATTCGTGCGATACCTGCTCTACCTTGTTTGCAAAGTGCAACATGATTGCCGCGTATGTTGCGTTGACACGGTTCGCCGTCATCATCGATATCACAATCGTAACCACAACTCAGCTCTTTGTATTCGCCGCTCTCAACAGCTTCAACTGCGTCTTTGTCTGTGATAACGAGCGTGCCCATCATGACAGGCTTTCCGTTGTCTTCACCCTTATGAATATCACGCACAAAACCGACCGCAAGCTCGTTGTGATTTTCAGCATTGACGTCGTGGTCAGGGTGCTCGATACACACCGCTTTGTTCTCAAATGAAGCCATTGCCTTGTCAGAAAACACCTCGTCGTCTGTGCGTTCAACGTTCACAATTTTGTCGGGGTCTTCGCATGTATCGCCAAAAAGCTCGCAACGTTTATATTCTTGTTTGCCGGTTCTGCTCAAAATGGCGTCCGTGCAAATCAAATAACCCTCAGGCGTTTTGAACTTGTGAGGGCCAAGTTTTTCTGCTACAAGAAAGCGCATTATCTATCTCTCCTTTATAAATATTATATCATCAAAAGTGCCCAAAGTATAATCAGAGTGACAAACTTGTGTTGCCGAATTTCGTCGTAAATTGAACGTCACAATGATAGTTGTGTTTATCAAGATTGCTCGTAAAACTCGTAATCTCCAACACATCTTGATGCTCTTGTATCGTCTTCATTACGAAATTGTCGATTGTGACTTTTGCTGTGTCTTCATCGACAAGCGGCATACCGTACTGATAGTTGTACCAGAGCTCGTGTTGTATGACGCTCAAGCGTTGAATGAGACAGTCTCTGACCATTGTGTTTTCGCTTGAAAAATTGTCGTGTTTGTCGTTCGGATTGACGAACTTTGCTGTGCCGTCAGTGTTCGTTCCATACGACCCAAACCACACAATCGCACGTCGTCTTGTTGTGCCCGAACGTTCATCCATAACTCGTCTGACTCTCATACCGCGAACACACCTCCTACATCATTTTCGTCTGCCCAGAATGAATTTCCGCCTTGACCGTTTCCGTCAGCCCAGACCAAAATGTTGAGCATTTTGGTGATTGTGTATGTATATCGAATGCCGAGATGTTCGACAGTCAAATAGCCGCCTCTGAAGAGCTTATCGATGTTGGGCGTTACATCTTCGCTCTTGTTCAAGTAAGCGTCAACACTTGCATCGTACGTGTCATTGTAGACAGGCAAAATCTGAAGACCTGCGTCTGTATAGTATTGCATGACTTGCTCATACGTGCCGTTGCAGTAGTTTCGAATGATTTGCGCCTTAATGAGCGTTAAGAACTCTTTATTTGTCAACGACACAGTCGCAGCTGTTTTTGTCGTCGAAGTCGCAGTCTCGTAATACTCGAGTGAAAACGTTCTACGTAAGCCGAAGAGATTGCCAATCATGTCAAGCAAATCACAATTGTCGTCGTCGTAATCTTTGAGCTGCGAAATTGTGTTGAGAAAGTCGTTGTCGTAGATGTTGAGCAAATGCAAAAGCAGGTCACTTGTCGGTGACACGCCTTTAAACTCATTTAGTGCGATGCCTTGTTCGTCATCGCCTTCGCCCATCAAGAGCTCATACCACAAACGAAAATGCTCGATAAAGCAATCGTCGTTACGCAAATAGAGCGGAAGCTTTCGTTCGTAGTATCTGAACTCTCGTATTGTCAACGGTATAAGATGCTTCATGCTGCCTCCTTACTGAATTGTAAGCGTATACGTTCCATCAGTCTCCTTGTTGAATGAAAACGTCGAATACTCGTAATATGTGTCGGGATTGTCTGTACTCGCAACACTGACGTTCGATGCGCTCACACTGTATGTTCTCTGACCCTTGAACTCAGGGTCAGCCTCAAGAATTGCGATGAAAATCTGGTCGGCATCAATGTTGTCGCCAAGCTTGATGTTATTCGCGTAATTGTAAACTTCCTGAGCAATCGTTGCGAACTCGTTTTCTGTGAAGTATTGTGTCGGTTTGATTTTCGCAGTGATTGTCGGCTTAATCGCGACCGCTTTCTTCCAATACACGAATTGATTGAGGTAGTTTATCGTAACGCCGAGCATTTGAGGAATGAACTCATATTGCTTTGCTGTTCCGTTTGTTGCAGCAGCGGTCGAAGCAGTTGTTTTGATGCCCGGCGTCAATTTCGTGTAAATCAAATCGCCGATTGTCGCGTCACTAATATTTAGACCTTTTTGCTGACGAACGATGATGTACATGTTATGTGGAGCAATGACTGTGCCGTCTTTCGCAGTAGCATTCGCCAAAGTGTTGTTGTTGTAAATGCTTACATCATCGATGCCTGTAACTTCCAACAATGCGCCCACAAGACTTTCAAGTACACTCACTCCGTTTGCTCCCGAAGATTGTGCACGTCTTTGCCTCAGCTCTGTGTCACTCTCTTCATTGCTTCCACGAACTGCGTTTTCAGTTTGCTCAACCTTCAAGTTCATGACAAGAAGCGTCTGAGCAATCCATCCTGCAGGAGCATCGACAGGTCCAGACTCTGTGCAAGTGACCTTGACCTCAGCGCTTTCACCAGGTCCAAGTGTTACGCTCACATCGCTCACCCATTCGGTTCCGGACTTGTCAACGAAAGTGATTTGATTTGTGACGTTGCCGTTTTCATCTGTGTCGCCGAATGTGACCGGGTCGCCTGTCGTAAGCAAGCTCGTTACGATAATCGATGCAGTCGACTTTGTTGCGCCCATTCGATTAACGTTCGCTAATCTGCAAAGTGCGTCAAGATAAACGCCGCTTGCAGTATCAACGTCGAGATTTGAGTATAAGCTCTTCATAACCTGCAAAATGTTGTTGATGATGAGAGCCATGTCATTGACGAACACGCCGTCAGCACTTGCTGTACTCAGGTCGATGTCGGACCCGTACACCTCTTTGTAGCGTTTGATAATCGCGTCCCTTACATCAACAAACTCCGCAACTTCCATGCCTGCACTCGCAAGTCTTACGAAGTTGCCGATTTCAAACTTTCTGTCTTTAAGCATTCTCTTATACCTCCGGTTTTCTGTAGATTAAGCCAACGACAATACCGTACGCCTTTTCGTGATACAGAGTCGTTTTAGAGTCCGTGTTCGCCTGACCTGCTTTGAATGCGTTCAAGCTTGCTCGAAAATCGTTGTTCGTGAAAATCACCAACACAACGTCACTCACTTTGATGTCGAGACCTTGCAGCTTGATGCACTCAATGTTTGTGTTGGAGTCTGTGATGTACTCACATCTCAAAACGTCACCGTTTATCTCACGAACAACACAAACGTCTGCAACGTTCATTGTTCTGAACACGTTATTCTTGAGTGCAAAGCATACGTCTAAGAACGAACTGTTTTCGGTATCGTTTCCGTGTGCCATTAGCCAATCTCCTTTGCAAGGTACGCCGATATTCTCGACCTCGTCTTAGCGTAGATTTCGAGGAAGAAGTTCTGTCCTCGATTTTCGAGTTGATAGTGCATCTCGTAAATCATGTATTGACCGTTCTCGTCGAGTAAGCCGCCAAGATTTTTCGTTGCTTCGCTTTGAGATGTCACGTTGATTTGAATGAGCGAGTTGTCCATTACAATTGTGTCGCCGCATTGAAACGCAAACGTCGGCATTACAGAGAACACCAAACCGTCAGCTGTCATACGAGGAAACCCATTCGTTAAGAGCAACGTATCTTCATTAAGTTTTATGACGCGTGCATTGCTCTTGTTCGCATCGAACAATGTCATGAATGAGTTGCCAATACAATCCGAACTCGATATGTACGAACCTCTTTTAGTCGTCTGGTCGTTGACCCATTCTGCAGCAGTTTGATTGTGCGCGTTCTCAATGCCCTCCAAGAATTGCTTCTTAAATTGCGTCGAGATGTTCGGGTTCGGAACACCTCCGACCTTGCACACAAAGTTTATCGCCGAGTACATGTTGATGCCGGAGTTGAAGCTCAAATTGATGCGTCTTTGACCATAAGACGCAACAAGGTGGGACGCACAAAGTATCGTCACAGTGTTGGTGTCGACACTCTCTCGTAAGTTCGAGATGTACATAACCCCACCCTCAAAAATTGTCTGAACACCGCTCGACTTATATCCACACTCAATCTTGATGTTGTAGAATTGCCCTGTGATGATTTGCACAATCTCAACGTAAGTCAAGTTCGAGATTTTGACTGTGCAATTGTCTTTGAGCGTGCTCATGAACTTGTTGCCGTTCACAGATATTGCAAGACCGACACCGCTTTCATTCTCTTCAAAAACGAGTTGCTTGTTTTTCCCGTTCTGTCCGGGACTTTTCGTTGTGAGTGTTATTCGTAAAACTCGCATCCAAGCTTTAACTGCCACGATGTCACCTCCTTGCTTAGTATTTGATGGCCTCTTGAATTATTTTTGTGAGCGCCTCAGAAAAATCGACTGGACTCAATTGGGCTGCGCAAATGAAGTATCGAGTCAAATCATTCGGGTCCGCGTTTGCGTCACGAATGAGATACACTCGACTTTTGCTCGTGCTGAAAAGCATGTTGTTGTCATTGCCGTCAGTGAAAGCATTGATTGCGCAGTTTGTGTTGGTGCACTTGATTGTTGTATCGTTGATGTCGCTAACGTTGAGCTTGTATGCATAGCCCGAGTCAACGTTGTTTCTCTCAAAGTTGAAAATGTAGTATGAGCCGTCAATGTTTACAAGCGTCTCTTGAGCTTTGTTTTCACTCACACTCCACACTTTCATCGCACCATCAAGCGTTCGAATTTTATTGTGAATGCTGTCATAAAACTCCATAAAGCGCTTGACTTCTTTGTCTCTTTTCGTCGCATTCTTGTAATACACAAACGCCTTGATTTTATAAGCTCTTTTCTTGATGAGCTTAAACAATGCGAAAATGCCGATAACGACCGCGGCAACAGCTGCAACAACTGCACCAACGATAGGGATTGTCGAGATTGCCACGCCCAACGCAACAAGTGTTGATGCGAGTGCGGTTGCAACTGCTGCACCGATGCCTATTGCAATGAGCGACCCAACACTTATCGTCGCAAGATACTCAAGAAAGTCGTCCGCCGCAAGATTGTAGTCGATGAGCGCTTGTAAAACCTCTTCATCGACCGCATCCCAATCGAGCAATGTATCGGAAAAGTTCGATGCATCGGCGTATGTGATATCCGGTGCGAATCTGTCGTCAGGGTCGACGTCATAGACTTGAATGTCTGCTCGTAAAGCTTCCCTGAAGTTAAATGTGAAACCGAGCGAGTTGATTTTCTCAACCCAATTGATGCTCTGCAACACCATGTTGTCACGTACTGTGAATTGCGGTGTGCTGTCTCTATCAACGATTTTGATTTTCGAGATTGTACAAAGAATACCCTTGTCTTTGATGTCTTCGAAGATTTTCTCAACTCGTGCTAAGCTCTTTCCTGCTTTGTCGATGAGTATCGCCTTTTTGCCGTTGAGCGAGAACGTTCCGTTAAGTGTTAAGTCAATCGGGTTCTTGTACATGTGGTCGGCCATCGGAGTTCCGTTCACAGTCGGGTGTTCCGTCACAGTCGACGACGCATTTATTTGAGTATCGTTGACTGTGTCGAGAATAATCGTGACCGCGTTTGTTGCATCATTTGGGTCGATATATGATATGAGAACTGCGTATTCCACGTTAACCTCCTAAGCCTTTTTTCGCCTCGACCATTTGTGCATTGAGCATGTCGAGGTATGCCTGTTTCTGAGAGTCCGTTGTGCCGTTGAACGTGTTGTTGTTGCTGAACGTTTGATTGACGACGCCGTTATTCGAAGTATAGCTTCCGATGATATCATTTATGTTCGCAAGCTTTTCTTCATCAGACGTTTGTTCACTCCCTCCGAAAAAGTCCATCAACCAACCAAGCGCGTTCACAATGAACTCCATCGCACTCATCGAGAGCTCCATGAATTTTTTGATTGTGTTCTTGTTCTCCATAAAGAACTCGATGACTTCCATTTGCATATCAAGCTTGAACTCTTCCATCTCAATCTGGAACTGCAAATATTTGTCGAAAAAGCCGCTGTCATAGAGCTGTTCATACTTCTCAGAGTACTTTGTCATTATCTCTTGGAACTTGCTCTTTTGTGTGTCGTTCATGTACCAGAGGTCTTCCTCTGACTGAATGCCCAACATCTGCTTGGCTTTGTCAAATCCGTATGACTCACTTGCAGAGAACCCGTAATTGAACGCATTCTCACGAGTGTTCGCATTAGTTAAAAGCGAGCTCTGAAGCATTGTGCCGAGCTCGCTCCAAGCATCTTTGAAAAGATTTCCTATTGAGCTCAAAAAGCTTTGCGCAAGACTTGAGAGCTTGTTGAGGAATTGACTTTTGAGATTGCCAATCATGACCTCAGTGCTCTCGTCAAACTCGGTTTTGAAGTTTTGACCAAACTCTTCTTTCAGGCTCTCATTGCTGTCAATGAGCTCCTGCATGTATTTCATGAGCTCTCTTGTCGTTGCATCTTCGAACTTGTCGCCTTTGCCTTGAACTGTTCTGTATTGGTCGAGCATCGACTGAGCTTGCTGCAAACTCGAACGCCTTGTGTTGTAGTCATCGAATTGCTCACGCATTTTAGCGATGCCTTCATCGCCACCGAAGACTTTTATTTTGCGAAACGAGTCGAACAGCTTATCAATCTCTTTGACGCTATTTTCGTCGGGTGTAAATCTTACGCCCATATCAAGATGAAACTCGTCCATTGTTCGACCTCCTTGTGATTGTGTTTGGTGGACCTGCTGAGAATTGAACTCAGGTCTTACGACTTCCCGTTTAGGGTCTTAGTCACAATCGACACCATTTCAGGCCCATGTGTGCGGCGATTATTTCACGCCGCCAAGTTTATTCGCCCACTTTTCAGTGTAGAAAGAATAATAAGAGATGTTGTGCTTTTGTCTGTACTTGTCAAAGCAACCGCACCAGATGAGACTCGGCAAACCTATCACAAACAAGAACAGCGGTCCGAGTATCAAGCTCTGAATGCAATGCCCGAACTCATGTTTGTATGTGTCCTCATCGGGTTCGTAAAAGCAAATTATGAACGCACCCAACGAGATTGCTCCGCTCAATTTTGTACCCAACACTGTCGAGGCGCTCGCTTTTCGATACCAGACGTGGCCCTCAATCTTGCGAGACACGCATAAGAGAAGTATCGCGCCTACCAGAGTTTGGAGAATTCCCCAAGTACATTGCACGAACCAAAATAGAAACTTTTTCATGATGTACCTCCTCGAGTTCTCACGTTTAATTCTGAGACTCTTTGCGTTAGGTAAATAATTCCTATTACCTTTACTACGAAGTATCTCAGAAGTCAAACGATGAACTCACGTGTTATTTCCTGATTGCTTTATGGATTGAACTTTTGTTGTATGCGTTCACCGTGTATAATTCATACAAGTCAAGAGCCTCCTCGCAATCATAGACGTCTCGCAACTCCGCCAGTGTTGCAAGCTTGCTCGATATGAGTGCATAAATTATATTATCAAGTCGCTCACATTTGAGCAAATCAAAGTTGCCTTCAACAGGCGTACTCGGTGCGAGTGACTCTATTCGGCGGACTTCTCGAAAAAAGGCGTCAAGAACTCCTTCATGAAGAACTCGATAAGAGCCTGAACTCCTGCGAAATCTTCCTCGATGCCTGCCGGCAAATATACATTTGCATCAGCCTGTTTGACAGGCAGCCACTTTTCACCAGCTTGCACTTCGAGTCTTTCGAGCACGTCGGTGAAAAATTGCTTTGCACCCGCAACACTCTTCATGTCAGATGCCGAGCGCAATGCGAGTGCTTCGATCGCATTCATCTTCTTGATGCGATAAGTGTTGTTTTTGTATTCAAGTGTCTTTTCCATTTGAGACCTCCTTATCTTAATCTCGATAATCTGAAGAACGTAATTCCAGGTGAAGTATACCAACCCCAAGACCCGCTGGATTTTGCAATTGTACGTTTAGGCGAAAAGCTTGACCAAACACCCGTAGAACTGTTATATTGTGCTCTATGCATGGTAGCTTCGATTTCGCCGTTAGCGGGATCGAGTTGGTAAAAGTATACATATTTATTTGTAGTATTGTTCAAATCTGCAAGCGTAAATATCGCAGTATTCATGCCGTATCCGTCTTGAATAGTTAATTTGTATACCTCGTTAGCGTTTATCGTTTTCGTGAACGATGTAGCCGAACCAGACCACAAAACGTCTTCTTTGATGATTTGACGGTTGCTCTCGCTGAATTGTAAAACGTTTGCGACTGCGCTTAAACCAACATCGCTTTTGGTAAGTGTTACTGCACCAGTTTTACCTGCAACGCTTTTGACTGTTTCTTGCCAGTTATCACTCCAGGAGCCTATTGCATATCTTACCATGATGCGCTGGTTCGCAGCCATGTATGCAATTTGCATTTTAGGTGCAGCAGCGTTACCTTCAGCTACGCAATATTGTTCGATGGTATAGGCAATTCCGTATGTGCCGATGTTCCATCCAACAGACGTCGAATTGTTGTCTTGGAAGATACCTGTTATAAGCGGTAAGTCATTCGGGTTCCTCGGAGTACCTACAGAACCATCGGACATATAAATCATTTTAGCGGGGTTAAACCTATTACCTAAACCGTCGATGAACCCCCCCCCAGATTAGTTTTCATTGCTTATTACCTCCTGTGCAGCTTGAATTGCCGCCTCGTTATCGTTCAGCCATTTCGTGTATGTGTTGACTTCATTGCGTTTGACCTTCGCCTCTTCAATGACCGACGCATATTGTTCTTTCATTGCTGCAAGTTCAGTCTCATCATTAAAAAGCATTGCTTGCGCAATTTTGACGCCGACATAGTCGTGTTCGTTCAGCCATTGTTGAGCATCTGCAAGCGATTTACGAGCATCATCAACACTGGCGAGCAACGTCTCCGCATCAGCAACGACCTTGCTCTTTACGTAAGCGATGAGCTTGCCGTTCGACCAGCACTTCTTACGAGAAAGCAATGCTTCGTAATCTGCGATTGTTACGAGTACTGCGTTTTCGTTGAGCGTGAATACGTCTTCGACATACTCCTCGTTTTCGATTTGAGCCTGCTCTTTTTTCGAAATTCCTTCGGGCATCACGAAATCGGCAGGTAATTCACGCTTGCGTGTTTTCTTGACCTGTTCGGTTTTCCCAACCGGAAAGCTCGTGAACCCAAACTTACCGTTCGGAACAAGATAGATGCCTGTCATCTTCTCGTCCGTTTGCAAGTAGGGTTCGTTTTGTAATAATTCTTGCAAAGTCATATTCGACTCCTCCTTTACATATTAAATTTTGCGGCATTCCGTCCATCGATTTGTACTCCAATGATTTGTTTGTCTTCATTTTTAACCTCCAAGGCCGAAGCCTTAGAGGCTTGCGGCTAAATTATTTTTGCCAATATATCAACTTGTCTAAGTGATAATGACTTTACATACGGTAAGTCACCAACCGCTGACACGAATACAGACACATTATTCGATGTAAACGTTATAACGATATTCGCATTAAGAGCAATGTTTGCAGACATACGTTGCGCAGCACTTACTGTTGTTTTCGCATCGTCATAATCACTTGATGCGCTCGGCTTAAGTATTGCTGCAAAATCTATTGACATACTCGTGCTGCTGCTACTTGATGACGCAAGATAACCTGTAAAATGAAGCACGATATAATATTTTTTAGACAACAAAACAGGCATCGTTGCAGAAAATCTTGTATTTGACGATTTAGCTATAAGCAACGAGTTACCTGTCCAAACAGTTTTGCACATTGCATCTGCAACTGCTTTCTTAGTAGGAAGCCCCTCTCCCGATGTAGAGATTACATCGACAACGTCGAACATTTTCTGATACGGTGCTTCAAAGCCATACACTTGCTTTCCGCTCGTTCCAGGCAACACTTGCACAGGTGCCTGACCGGATGCGACGTTGCGAGCGAATAGCATTCCTGCGTTAGTATTGGGCTCAAGATTGAAGTCAATGTTGTTTGAGCCGTTTTGACTTCGCATAGATATGCCTCTGTTTGTCTTCATATATTGTGTCCTCCTATTTGATAACGACTTTGATTGAGATAGCTGAGTTTGTGTAGATTGTGACGTTTCCGCTTGCATCGATCGCAGGTGAGTCATAAGTCTCTTCCCACAAGCTCCCGTTCTGAACGTATGTGTGAACGCTCGGATAAGTGCCCTTACCATGTGTTGCAGCTGTGATTTGCTTGTAATAATTGCCGCTCGAACCCGACCAGCTCGAGATTGTTGTGACGTAAGGCGTTCCGCCTCCTGCTTCACCCTCATAAAGAGCTCGTTTACCGTCTTTGCGATATACAATACCTGTAGATGTGACTCGAAACACTATCGATCCGTCATCTTCATCATAATAGGTGATTGCATCTCTGTCACAAGGCGACCACATATTGATGCCGTCACCATCGAACCAAATGCCCGAATTTTCATCTATGCCTTGTGACATACCAAAGCCATCTGTTCCCCACGTAATGCCCGTATTCGTGCCCGGATAAGTCGGTAATGAGCCAACGTTAAACGAAACCTTTGCACCGTCGACACCAACGAACACACTCGATATATCTGCAAGAGTAAGTACAACGTTCCCAGTCTTTGTGTTAACGCTCAACACAGGCACGCTCGGAATTTCATCTTGTGTTGCAATTTTCTTCCAAGCACCCCAAGTACTTGCGTCTGTCGCACTTCGTATCGCATATCTTGCTGTGCCGTCATAACCTTGTGTTGCAAGCTGAACAGGTAATCCGCCAGATGCGTCACCCCAAGGTGTGAGCGTTTGCACATAGCAGCATGTATCAGGCAAAAGCGAGTTGACTTTAATAGTCGCAGTATATTTGAACTCGTACACAGACTTCATCGAGTTTGCGCTTTGTTGATAAAAGCTTGGAGGTGAGTTCACATCTCGTGTGTCAGTACCTTTACAAGCAGCAGCTTGTGCAACACTCTTGTTGGCGTCCGCAGTGTTGTCAACATTTCCAAGACCTACATCACTTTTGTTGAGTGTGACCGCTCCCGTTTTACCTGCAACACTTGTGACAGGTGCCGTTCGTAAAAAATCAGAGAAGTCGACAATCGTTCCATTCACATTGCCGTAGAGTTTTGCAACTCCATCAACAAGCCCAAACGCAAGCTCGCCATTCCCGAGGTTCGACGTAGTCGGTACGTTTCCGGATGTTATAAGCTTAAGATTTGATACGATTTCAGCCGACGCCATACGTCACCTCCTTGTTGAGATTTTAGATCGTCGCGATTTTCAGAACAACGTCCGCTTTCACACCGTTCGCATCGACTGTAATGCCCTGACCCGCTCTCACAGTAACCACTCCACTCGCGATATTCAACCCGTTCCCAAAGCTCGCAATACCCTTAGCACTTGCTGTCGCCGTAGGTAAGTTCGCCACAGGAATTACACCTGAAATATCTGTCGTTGCAACGATTTTGTCTTTGAACGCCAGACCCTTCAAATCAGCGAACCACTTTGCGATTTTGCCAAGCGAAACAGCGAGCGTCTCACCTGTTGCAACGTTTGCTCTCGAAGCAGCCTGTGTAAAACTTGTCGAAATGTCAGCGCCTGTAAGAACGACCGCACCTTGTTTGCCGTTTACTGATATGACTTTGCAATCAGGTGTAAGCAGTTCTTTCCAGTTTGCAGCTGTCGAAGCAGGCAAAGATTGCAAAATAAACGACTTGCTTACGTCTGTTCTGATAGCAACGTCACCAACTTGCGCATTCAAAGCGAGCATTGCTGTTTCGCTATCAACGACATACGTTTCTGTGATTGCCACAGCAGGAATTATACTCTCAACGAGCTTTCCGTTAGAGTCCAACACAGGCACATTGCCTGCCGCTGTTCCGACATCTTTCGAAGCAGCTGTCCCTAAACTGTCGACGACCTCTTGTTTTGCAGTCGCGATAGCGTCCGTCACACCCTTTTGAGATATGACCGCGGTCGTGCTTTGACCGGTTACCTGAACGATTGTGACCTTTGCCTGTCCCTCATCAACTAAGTCGTGCACGGAACCATCGTAGTTGCCCCAAATGGAGGCTCTCGAATTAACGATACCGAAGCACATGTAGCCAAGAGGGAGCTCTTCAGGCGTAGGAACGCTTGTACGGGCAGAGCCGTCAATGAGTTTCAGGTTAGTTATGAGTTCCAAACTTGCCATTTTATGTCTCCTTTCGCCCCCCCATGTACTGGGTCCGGGCAGATTTTAGATTTTCGTTATAAGCAGCGTCGGGTTTTCGATTGCAAACTCCAAACTTGCAACTCGCTCATCCAAAGCGCCAATGTCCTGCTTTGTTGCTAGTGTTGGATTGACGAGAATAGGTTGTTCTGTGTTCACCCATTTGTCATCAACGTATTTCCAACGAGTGTTTGTCTCAAATACGTCTGCGTAGTCGCCCGTAAATGCCGAAGCCTTTTGCAAATCTTGTATTGTTGCGAAGTCGCCTTTGTACGAGTCATTCGATTGAATGAGCAATGTTGCAACACGTACTTTTGCAGGCTCTCGTTTTTTGAGCGTCGCATGAAAACTTTTCTCAACCACTGCCATTCAATTTGTTCTCCTTTTTGAGTATTGTGAGACCGCCATTATGAATGACTGTTATAGGCGTTTGAGCCGTCTTAAACTTTACTGTTATATCATACGTACATGTGCATGCGCTAAACCCAGATGTCAAACTCGAGTCAAGCGTAAGCGCAAATTGCGAACGACTTATCGACAAAAGCTCAATTTGCGTTTTGAGACGAGAGCAAGTAAAAATCACAGACTCAATATTATCGAGCGGCTCGTCATTTTGGTCCGTGATGTTATACAAAAACGAACCATAATCGCCTTGCACAAGCTCGATATCGTAGTCGTCTTTAAGTTCGACCATGCAGTCGCAACCCATTGCTCTCACCTCCTTTAGTATATGAGCACCTTCAATGCGACCTGAGCGTTCGAGTAAACCGTTACGTTACCCGTCGTCCAGTCGATTTTCGGTGAGTCGTACGTCTCTTCACCGTCAACGTATGTATGAACTCTCGGACGTGTTCCGCGCTTATGTGTTGCAGCAGGAATGCTGTACGAATAATTGCCAGCACTTCCAGTCCAAGAGCTCGTTGTCAAATCAACTTCGTAATACCCTTTGAGCTGAGTGATGTCTGCCTGAGCAGTGTCCATTTCACCCTCAAGCGTTGTCACTCGCTGTCCAAGTGTTGAGGAGCTTCCACTTAAAGCTGCGACCTCGTCTTCCAAGTCGTCAACGCGAGGTTCGAGAGCGTCAAGTCTGTTCTTGTTAGATGTGATTTGATTTTGCTTGTCTGTGAGCTTACCGTTTATCACACCCTCTCTCGTATCTGTGTACGACTTAGCCGATGCCAACACTGTGGCGTCGAGCTGGTCAATCGCAGCCTTGATTGCGTTCTTGACTTGTGTGACAGTCGACATCAAACTCAAACCGTCGGGAAGCGTCTTGATATCGTCGCACATTTGCATTAAGCCTGCCACAACGATATTTGCTTGTCTCAACGCCGAATTGACTCGCAACGCGCTTGCAGGGTCGCCAGCTTTGAAGCCGTCAACCCTCTGAGCGTCTGTTGCAAACACAGATGCAGACTGAACTTGTTGTCCTGCTGTGGGTGAGTCAACCCACGGTTTGAAGTTGTTTGCCATAAGCTTTGCTCCTTACGTTATTTGAGAGCTCGTTACTCTCCTTTGCCGGCCAAATCACTAAGTGTAAGCGTTTTCTTGCCGCCCGTGTTTTCGCCCGTTTTGTTTACTCTCGTTTTGTCACCCTTTACGTCAGGCATTTTGAACTCGGTCTTCGCCTCAGTCACAGTGTTGAGGTCTTTCTGTTCAAGCTCATCGAGCTTGCTTTCGTCGACCTCTTCTGTCGAGCCAATGGTGAGCACCTTGTCTTTCGCAAGTGCCTTAACACTCGCCCATTCCGCGATTTCGGCGGGATAGCGATGTGCGCCCTTGCGAATGAGCACTTGATGTTTGGGCCATTCGGGATTGACCTTGAGTCTGTCGGGAACGTGTGCGTCAGGGTTAGTGACGTCCTTATTCTGCAAACCTGTTGTAACCCGAATCGTCACATCCGACTGAATTTGTACGAACTTTGCCATAGTTGTGTCTCCTTTTTGCTCTTATTTATCTCAATCGACATCGTCGTTTGATATCATATAGACGCGCAACACTTCGCCTGTCAGGAACCTGCAAAAGTGCTCCTTGCTTGAGAGCGCCCTATATAGTTCGACGTTCACTCTGTTCACGTTAAGTCGTGTGACTTCCTGACCCATGAACTTGAGTATGTCTCTCACATTGTCGAACATGTACTTGAGGTTTTCGTCAGATTTGTCATAGAAAACGAGAAAGAAGCGGCCTTTGTAAAGTAAGCGTGTGTTACGTTGTATGCTCGTTTTCTTGGCCACGTCGTTAGTCTTCTCCCATTTTGATATTCTCCAACTCTTCCTCAAACTTGTCGTCAAGCTTGTCGAGCTCGTCTTGTGTAAGCCCGAAGTTTATTTCGCCTTTGTTGACGTACTTCATAAGCGCTTGACCTGTGAGTTTGGGTGTCAGAACTCCCGCATCTTGAAGTTTTGTGCACAAATCGATAAACGAGCTTAAGCCTTCAATTCTATCCTTGTCCTGTTTTTTGACAAGTAATGAATCGAACGTAAATTCAACCTTGTCGTCGATGTCTTCGAGCTGAAAGAGCAAGCCTAAGAACTTCTCGTACACAGGCCGCAAATAGCTCTCGCATCTCCCATTTATCGTCTCGTCATATCTTTCCAAAGCATCAACGTCATTGCTGAAGCCTTGCTTCAAGTCACCGAACAACACACCCTGCATCTCAACAGCTGCGCTTATCTGCCACATGTTTTGCTCGAGCAAGCTGCTCAAGCCTGTGAGTCCTGCAAAGCCGTGTTCCTGATAGTCGTCCTCTTTGTCTAAGAACGTTAAACTGTTAAAATTCCGACCCCAGTTCACCATCTCGAGTCGTTTTCTCAGTTGCTCCTCGTTCTCAGCGTCTTGACCCATGAAAATGCCGCGCATGCCAGCCATTTTGATGACCTCGATGAGCGACTTATCTATCAAACTTTGTACGCTATTCTTGAGCTTTTCGTCTCTGCTCAGCTCGCCTAAGATATGCGCACCTTCAGCGTAGCCCCAACCCTGCAATTGCCCATTTTTTATCAATTTAGGCGCTGTTCGATGTTCGTATCTCAACACAAAGTCGTGATGCATCGTTTTCATAACGCCGTCGGCGAACGTCACATTATATATCTTCGGCTTTCCATAGTCAATTGAGTTCATGTCGTCGACCATCTCGGAAGAAGGTGCTACACCGTACCAGCGGTCAACGACGTAAAAGCGCATAGTCTTTGCCTTACGCGCTTTCTCAATGTCCATAGGCTGTTTGTAGTCGTCGTCGCTAAAATTATCGAACAACATACACGCAATCGAGCCGCCGAAAAGTGAGCCCCATTGCAAAAGATTTATAAAATCAGTGCGCTTTGCTTGAAGCTTGCGCATTACGTTTGAAAATTTCGGGTTCGAGCCAGCGAGTGTGATGCCACAGCGTATCATATCTTGCGACGGCTTGTCAATCACACGTCTGAACACCCAGCTCTCGTTATAGAGTGCGAGCCACAGCCACCAGTTGAGCGTGTCATTGTCGAAGTTGTAGTTCGAGAAGTGCTCGCTCACCTCTTTGTTGCCAATAGACAAAAGAGAGTTGCCGTATGAGTCTTTCATCGGCACACTCTCTTTCGCACTTTCAAATATTTTCTGTGCACTGTCTGTGACGCGATGTTCGAAGTCGTTACCTGCCCCGAGTTTCTCAGCTTTCATCATGAGCTCAAGCATCTCTTCTTGCAATCCGGGCATGTGTTGACCTCCTTCGAGTATAATCACAGACGTGTTCTATTATACTTCTTAATTATATTATATCACGTTTTTTCACGAATGTAAACCCTTTTGATGCACTTTTTCGAAAATATTTTCTGCGTATACGCGTACATCTCGTGAGATATTCAGATAATGTACATGCGCATCACATGTGTCGTATGCGTCTTGTGCGTACACGTTATGTGTGATATGTGTATGTCGTGTGTGACATGTGTGACATGTGTAAGACTAAGTTACATTCAAATATAATATTAAAAACTGATAGTCGTGAGAGGTCTTTTTAAGTTTTAACTTTTTTTCCATATATATATACATATATATTTCGAAAGTAAACTATTTTATTTTTTCCTATAATTAAAAAAAACTTAATTTAATAAATTTATATCTCTAAAATACCATTAAAATCACTAGCTGTTTTCGAAAGTAAACTAAGTCTTTTAACTTACTTTTTAACTTGTCTTCAAAAGTACTCAAAAAGAGTATTTCTTAAATTTGCAAGTAAACGTTTGTTTTCATTTTAAGTTTTTGAACTTTCTGACTCAAGATATAAAAGAAAAACTTAAACTCAAAATGAGTACTTTCAAAAAAATTCAAAAATGTATTAAAAAATGATATACTTTTCAATTTAAGTATGATATAATATATTTAAGATAAACTTAAAGGAGACCTTAAGATGTCAAAATCTATTGAAATGATTGCTTCGACGATAGACCAACAGGCTTTGCTTGGACGGCCCATTACAGACTGGCTGCCTATACTTGCAGAGGATTGTCAAGTTTATCAACTTGATAATGGCGGCTTTTTGGCAAAGCAATTTTCGCAAATCAACTTCAACTTTTGTGACGAAAAGACTGCGACCGAAATACTCGTCGACAATCTGCACTCGATTTTACGTAACAAATACTTCAAAGTGTTGACAGATGAAGCATTCGACCGCATTTCGCAGATTGTGTCCAAGATGACTATGAATTTGCGTGCTGTGCTCAAAACAATCACATTCAACAAAGACAATATCGGTGAAAATAAATATTTGCAGTACGCTCAATTCATACCTGACGGATGTATCGCATTTCGTAATGGCGTATACGATTTTCGTAATGCAAAATGGCTCTTTCAATACGAAAAAATTCAGCTCAAAACAGGCTCGACTCTTATCTCATATACAAATAAATATCTCGTTCGTTGGTATTTCAATTACAACTTTGAGCCGCTTGATTTTTCACTTGCAGACATTGAGCTCAAAGATTTTGTACAAATGCTAAATGAAATTGACAACATTCAACATAACTATTGCTTTGAGCTCGCCTATAATATTTGCCACGATGCTGAGCACAAATTCAGTCTTGAACGTTTTGAACATTTGTGCCAGATTTTGGGTTATGTGTGTCTCAACTCATTTTCACAATATTTTGTGATGCTCGTTGGCGCAGGTCAAAACGGCAAGAACTCGTTATTTGACGGCTGTTTCACTTCGCATGTAATACCCAAGCCTGCATCAAACGATTTAGATGCAATCGAGAACGACCGTTTCATTACAGGCACGCTTGAAGGTCATGCGCATAATATATTTTTGGAAACATCTGCAAAAACGTATCGTGAGTCTAAGAACATCAAATCTCTTACAGGCTCTGAAGACCAAACAATCGAACACAAAAACGTCGCAAAATATTCGGGTATTATTAACTGCAAATTCGTGTTCGCAGGCAATGATAAACAAGAAGTTAAGTTCGCAGATACAACGAACGGCTTCTTAAGACGTATCAATATGTTCGAGATATTTTACACGTGGGATGTAGCAAAGTCGTTCTTAAAGCTCGGTGATTATTACGACACTACGTTTTCGCAAGACTTGCGAGAGCTGAAGACAGACCTGTTGAACACTACAATTTTCGTGTATCTTGCGATGTATGGCATCAAATCTGCAACGAATAACTTCACAACGACATTTGCATTTACGCATAATGAATGGAATGCTGAGTATGCAGACATCAATCATGATTTGAAAACACAAATCGAGAAAATTCGTTGCGAGCACATCTTTACTTGGTGTAGAACAAGCAAAGAGAATATGGAACTTGGTAAAACTGCGTTATTCAATGCGAAAAATCGACGTGGAATTATTTACACAATCACTGATGAGAATGACATACAAATCTTCAACTCATTCGATGCTCTCGTAAATGCAACAAAGCACGTTAAAGAAGTCAACGAAGACGTTTATTGTGGTTCAGATTATATCGAAGACATCGATGAATTGTTCATAAGTTTGCCGTTCTTAAAAAACTTTCTTGACATTAGCACTTCACAAAGTATGTTTAATCGAAACTTGCAAAAAATTTATGGTACGAATTGTATTTCAAGAATGGGTGCAAATGTTGCATGTATTCATTGCACATTCAAAAAAGGCCGTCTGCAAATCATCAAATAAGGAGACAAATCATGATAGGCAAATATAAAGGTCAAAAAATTACTTGTGCGTATTGCGGTTGTGTCTATACTCGTGAGTCTCTTTATGCGTATTGTCCCAAATGTCGTTCTGACCCCGATGAACCTTTGTGTGAGTACTCCCAAGCGGCAGGTTGGTGCGAGCATTGTGATGATGTTGCTGCTCAAGCATCTTGTAAAGAGACCGGGCTTTGTCCACTCGCATAATGCTCACTCTTCACCCTCTCTCTTTCCACTCGTTTATACTCAAAACTTTTTTCAAAAATTTTTCAAAAGGTTACTCAAAGTAGTTTACTTTTGATGAAAGATGTGATATAATATAATCAAGATAAATGAAAGGAGACTTCAAATATGAAAACATTCGTACCCCACAAAATGTGCGCACTCAGCTTGAACACTCAAGCCAAGCTCGACAAACAAATTCTGCGTGACAAGCACGACGCAATTCTCAACGCATTTGTATTGGACATGAAGCAGATGCTCATTGACAAAGAGTTCGTTGCTCTCAATAAAGAGCGTTCTGAAAGAAAGTGTTATATGCCCGCATCTGCAAGTGAGTTGAACGACTTGCTTTACAAAATTGAAACTACACTTCACAGCACGCCTTTTGATGTAAACGAGTACTTCAGCACATGTGCATTGCTCGTTGCACAACTCTCAGACAAGCTCATTGCGCTCGTTCAAACGATGTGAGGCATGATTATAAACGCAAACGCTCGCAAGTCTCGCATGCATTACGAGTATCACACTCGACGTGAGCACACGCTCGAACGCATAGTGTTGAACATGCTCGAAACACATCGTAATGTACGTGAGCTTGCGAGTTATTATCAGGTTCCCAAATCGACGCTTTACGATTGGCTCAAATCTGCAGAACGCTATCTCCCGTATGATTTATACACTCGCATGCAGAACGAGCTCTATTTGCATAAATGCAAACAATGCAATATTTGGAACATCGGCGACCCGTTCTACTATTGCACATACGCCGACGGTTCGTTAGACTAATTTCATCTCATCTCATTCTCAAAAGGAGGTCAAAACATGTTCGAACATCTTGAAAAAATGCGTCAAGAACTCGCTCAACAACACCGCTGGGACGCTCGCTTTATGCGCGTTACACAAGAGATTGCGACTTGGTCAAGTTGCATTCGTCCCGGACGTCAAGTTGGTGCTGTAATTGTGAAAGACAAACGCATTCTCACGACCGGCTATAACGGCGCACCATCAGGCATTGAGTCTTGTGCAGAGAAAAATCAATGTCTGCGTGAACTCGCTCACATTGAGTCCGGCACTCGACAAGAGGTCTGCTTTGCGATACATGCTGAACAGAACGCATTACTGCAAGCTGCAAAGCTCGGCATCAGTGTTGATGGTTCGACTCTGTACTGTACACATCAGCCTTGCTCGATATGCGCTAAGCAAATCATAAACGCTGGCATAAAACGAGTCGTCTATCTCGAAGGCTATCCAGACGATTTCGCCTTAAAGCTTTTGTATGAGGCGAACGTTCAGCTCGACAAATTCAACGCATAAATCAACATCAAAAGGAGATAAATCTGTGCAACCCAACTCTTGTCCCGTTCTTACAGCAGAACAGAAAGTCGCCGTATTCAAACGCGAGCTTTCGTACATCAAAGACCTCGAAATTCGCACTCTCACCGAAGAGCTCATCGGCGCAATTCCGAACTACTTCTTCGACATTCCTGCATCGTCTACGGGTAAATATCACCCAGACTATGCGCTCGGTCAAGGCGGACTCGTTCGTCATACGAAAGCTGCATGCTTGTTCGCAAATATTTTACGCACGCCCAATCCGTTACAACTTTCTGAATACGAACTCGACTGTGCGATCGCTGCACTCATTATGCACGATACACGCAAGTCAGGCATTTCCGACGAAGCAAAGTCGCAATACACTCGTTTTGACCATCCTGTTCTTGCCGCAGAAGCTGTGAGAACGCACTTCAATTTCGACGAGCCTTTCCTTAGTGTTGACGACATGGCGAAGAACATTCAACTCATTCTCAACACGATCGCTCGAGGCATCGAGTCGCACATGGGTCAGTGGAACACTTCATCTTACTCGCCCGGCGTAACGCTTCCCGTTCCTTCCGACCCGTTGCAGCATTTCGTTCACATGTGCGATTATCTCGCATCTCGTAAAGAGCTCGACATTAAGAATTTGTTTTGAGGCATGAGTCATGCTCGACCCAAATGTTCGAACAATACATCTGAAAGACCTCGACCAACACAAGACTGAGCCTGATACTTCTACTCAAACGGAGCCTGACTTGCGTGAGCAGTTCATTAAGTCAAACCCGAAGAGCATCCCGCATGAGCTCCAGCTGATGTTGGTCGATATTCAGACAGAGTTCGCTCAATATCTTGTGTCACCTCAATGCAAACTCTCAAATGACGAGGCGAATAATCTCTGGTTTGTCGTTCGAAAGATTTTCAGGAGTTATGGTCTGGAATAACTCACGTGTACTATATATTATATGCGTATACGCACGTGTACACGTGAGTTCACCAGATTAACTCTAAGACATCTTGCAGCTCTTATTTAATATTCTTATTATCTCACAAGTTGTTTTCTCTGATATATCTCAGAATAATTCTTGATACATTTGCAAATCTCAAAATTGCTTCAAAATTTTTTCTCAAAATGTACCCAAAAGAGTTTACATTTGAGAAAAAATGTGATACAATATAATCAAGATAACATATTGCCGAGTCGCCAAGTTGTTAAGGCATTGGACTTTGACTCCATCACACATACGTTCAAATCGTATCTCGGCAGCCAAATGCTTCGTTAGCACAATTGGTTTGTGCACTCGACTTGTAATCGAGAGGCTGTGAGTTCGAGTCTCACACGAAGCTCCATCCCCGTGAGATGAGGCGTGATTAGTATGAGAATACGTCAATGCCAAGAGTCTCTAAGAATAAGAATGCTGGCAATTTGGGAGCCTGACCTTTTGTATCAGCATTTTCGCCAGAGAAAATGGATTGACGACCTGCAAAGACAAGTGACTGTTCGGAGAGACGAACATATATTTGAGTAAAGGAAATTGTCATGGCTCGTACACCTGTCAAGAAAAAACAGCAAGAACTCGCAGCACAAGAACGTGCTTTGCAGATTGCTCAAGACAATGTCAATCAAATCGAGCTTGCATATAAGCAAGAGCTTGAAACGAACCCTGACTTCTCTCTTGTTGTTGACCCGCTCAACAAATATAATTTACCCGTCAAGACAAAAGAGTTCGTCAGGCATTATATCGAGCATCGCAACATTGCGACAGCTGCAGTATTCTGTCACATTGAAAATGATGAAGCACTTGAGATTTTTACATCATTCCCAGTTCAACAAGAGATTAGACGCATCTCTCGTGCATTGTATCATCGTCAGTTCTCTAAAAAGATGATGTCGCTTAACGAGATAGGCGGTTATCTCACATCGCTTATTGAGGACAGTGAAATTCCTGCCGCTGACAGATTATCGACTCGCGATAAGCTCGCAGTAATACGCATGCTTATTGAGCTCAATCAAATGAAGCTCGCATCGATGGGCGACCCATCTGTGTTGATGATGCGTGATGTGAATATTCTCGTCAAAGATTTGAGTGTGGGAGCAATTAAAGCATTACTCGAACAAAGCAAACCTTCGACTCCGCCAAATCGTGACATCGTAACTGCAACAAACACTATGCGAATTCAGAATTCTGAACCGGTTCTTACACCTGAAGAGGCTGCATACATTGAGTCTCTTCCTGCAGATGAAGCACTTGCTCTGCTTAACGAGCAATACAAATAAAGGAGGCACCAAATGAACAAGCAAATTTACAAAATCGCCGGCGTAACAGAAAACGACTTCAAAACTTGGTGCAAAGATACCGGGCGAAAGGCGTACAAGCCTGAAAGCAAAACGGAGTTCTTTGCTCGTCTTGCCGACGGTCGTCTCGTACGTGACGAAAAAACGCACAAGCTTATCACTAAACGTAGGAGCAAATAATCATGGCCAACACGGAGACGAACGATATGAAAGTTCAAGCATCACAATTTTTCACTCTCAAAATTTATCTGCATCGACGCAGACGCCCGATAGAACTCGACGGCTTGACGCAAGACGAAGTGAATAACTTCAACGCAAATGCAACCGCAAAGATGTTCGTTAAGTACGGGCCTGTGTTGATTAGAACTGAAGCAATCGACTACGTCGTAATTACACCCTCTCACTAAGCCGAGTATTTTCAAGTCGAGATACTCGGCTTTGTCATCTCAAAAATTTAGTAACTTTCCGAAAAATTTTTTGAAAAAAGTACTCAAAAGTAGTTTACTTTTCGTTTCAGATGTGATATAATATAATCAAGATAAAACAAGGAGGACCATACAAATGGCAGACATCTACACGATTGATGCTACGGGCGGTAAGTTCACGCAAAAGCGTTTCAACGAATTCTGTTCGTACATCAAAACGGAGAACGAACTCGTACATATCGTCGTCGATGATATCAATGAGTGCGTTCCCTACAATCAGCTCAGGGCGTTGCTTGAAACAAAAGAGCTTGCCGAGATTTTTGAGAACAAACCGAACGATATATGTTCGTTTGCTTGCGAAGATGCGGCGCTTATTGTTGATACAAACGACGTAACCTGGTGGCAGAAACAAAAGGACGGCAAGTTCGTCAGGACCGAAAAGCTTTTCTCCGAGGTGCAAATCAATACTGCGTCTCAGCCCAAAGAAAAGAAAGAAAAGACTACAAGTTCCGCGACAAGCCGTTCTCGTACTCTCAAAATCGCAGCAGGCGTTCAAGAGGGCGCCGACATCAACGAGCTTGAGCTCTTTGAAGGCGACAACAAGTCTTGTGTTGCGTTCATCAACGAATACTTCGCAAAAATGAATATTCGTTCGAGGTTCGATGAAAACAAGACTGTGAAGTTCGTTGTCGATTATCATGACGACGAGGAGCTTTGTATTTCGACAAACTGGAAGACAATCGACGAACTCGAACTTGAAGGCGTGGTGCAGATCATATGAAACTTTCACACTCAAAACTCGCAAAGATAATGTCTTGTCCTATGAGCTATCGACTTACTTACGAGCTTGGCATTTGGACGAAAGTCGAAAAGCCTGCTTTGAGTATCGGTTCGGCAGTCCATTGGGGCATCGAACACAACACATGTGATTTAAGCTCGTACTTCAAAGAGCAAGGCACCTTCAAGCAGGGCGACACATACACAAGAGAGCAGCTCTTGTCGGAAGCGATGGTGTACGGGTATCTCAAACACAAAGATGAGATATTCGAACAAATTCTTGTCGACCCCGACAATCCGGACGAAAAGCTCGTTTTGGAAGACGAAACGCATGAGCTTTACGTGACGGGCAAGCTCAAGTCGTTCTTGCAAAATCAGGACCATCACGATTTTGTGGGCATAGTCGACTTGTTGTTGCTCACAAACAAAGGGTTCGTCGTAATCGACTACAAAACATCGACGTACGAACCTGACTGGGACGGCTATCTCGACCAGATTTATCGCTACATCTTCATGTTGCAGTCCGAGTTTCCGGACGTTCCGGTCGTAAAGGTCGGCATCATCAACATCAAGAAGACGGCGATACGTCAAAAGAAAATGGAGAACGAGTCCGAGTTCTTCAATCGAATGAAGTTCGAGTACGAAATCAATACGGAGAATTACGTGAACTATCACGAGTTTCCGAAGAAAGACATTGACGAACGTTTGCTCAACTCGTACATCGAGAATTTATCTATCATGGCGGACGCGGCTCAGACGATCGTCGACAACAAGTTGTTCTTCATCAACTTCTCAAACGCAAAGACGTCGTACGGCAAGTCGGACTTCTATGACATATTCTATCACACGCCGAATGCGTACGTGTTGTACGCTATCACCGATTTTGTCTGGGACGAAGATGAAAAATTATTCAGCGACAAGCGTGATTGCATTGAACTCGATATGCGATGTGCCGATGCAGATTATGCAAAAGTTCTGAATAAATATTCATTGTTCGAACCCTTGTACATCGAGTATTTTAAGGACAAAATCGCGGATGAAACAACACTCATGCAATTCGTTGAATATCTTCGTTCGCAATACTACATCGACGACGACTTGATTTTGCTTTATTTCAAGACGCTTAATATGAAGCAAAAGGTCGTTAAGGCGTTCGGCTGCGTGAATGTCAATGAAAAGTACGACAATCCGTTGTACTCATTCAATCAAGAAAAGGAGGTAGAAAACGATGGCACGAAAACCGAAACCGAAGCTTCCGCTGGCGAATAACTGTCGAGCTTTGAGCAAAGACGAACTTTCGTTCATGAACGCGAAGTATGAAATTTGGATTGACGGCGACAATGTGTGCGTTCGATGTACGAATAGAGCTCGTATCACGTATCATCCGAAGAACGAAAAGTTCAGTATCAACATCAAGCGCGTTCGCAAAATCACGTACAACGTCGTTGCAATCGAAATGTTCGAACGCTTTCAAGCCGATGATACTCGCAAAAAGTATTCGCTGACTGACATCCAAAACGCGCTCAACATCTTGCGCATCACCTATCAGCCGATAGATGAAGAGCATGTGTTGGCATTGCTCAACAAATAACAAGATAAAGGAGAACCTATATGAAACGTATCAAGATGCTTCTCTACGGAGAGCCCGGCGTAGGCAAGTCTGTGTTTGCCTTGAAAGCGCCGAAACCGTTCTTTGTCTGCACAGACGGGAACTATGAATGGCTGGACGAGTTCGGTGCAGACCCGAACGCGCATAAAAATGTAACGTCCTGGGCCGACATGAAGGACGTTTTGGAGTCCAACTTTGACGGTTATGAAACCGTTGTTGTCGATTTGCTTGAAGACGGATTTCGATGGTGTGAACAAGAATATTGTGTTCGTAACAAAATCGAGCATGTTTCTGACGTTGGCTACGGTAAAGCATATGATGCTACAAGAAACGAGTTCTTCATCGCAATCTCAAAACTTCTTGCATCTGACAAGCACGTCATTCTCATCTGCCACGGCATTACGTTCACAACGAAAGACCGCCGCGGTGTTGAGCATACTCGTTATGCGCCCAGCTCGCGTATTCCGGACAAAGTGCTCGACATGATTGAAGGCAGAGTTCGTTACTGCCTGAGATGCTACACGGCAGCGGAAGAAGAGCCCGACGGAAAAATCACGAAAAAACGCTTCCTTTCGCTCGTTCCGAAAGAAAACGAGTTCGGAATTATCAGAGGAGTCGACGAAAACGCAATTCCTCACGACATTCCGCTTGATTTTAACGAGTTTGCGAAAGCAATTAAGCTCAATCTTGACATTCCGGAACCAGTAACCGCAAAGAAAACAGGCGTGACAACAGCGGCGAAAGCAAAAATTGCCGAGATGCCGGTTGAATATGTCGACGAACCCGAGACAAAACCCGAAGAAACTTCTGCGCCCGAAACCGCAGCACCGCTCGATATGAAAGCAAAGATTGCGGCGCTTAAGGCGAAAAAAGCAAACCTCGACAACGCAACACAGGCGGCACCTGTTGCAGAACCTCAGCCTGCACCGAAACAGGAAACGCCGGTAGCTACGGGCGATGTCATAACTCAGCCCGATGTTGAAGTAAAGGTGAGTGAAGACGCACCTTACGAAGACAACAACATTCCTCAGACTCCAGCTGCAGAGCCTGCACAGGAAACGGTCACGGTTCAGCCGGACGACAAGCTTGCAGCAATCAAAGCAAAATTAGCCGCAATGAAGGCGAAAAAATAAGGAGAACTCAAAATGGCAAACAACGAAAAAGACATGAAGAACCTGTTCAATCAACTCGACGAACTGCTCGGCGCATCCGACATTAAAGACGTAAGCGCCGAAAGTTCCGGCTTCGCGCAGCTCAAAAACGGGTATTATCTCTGTGAAGTCAAGAAAGCAGAGCTCAAACCGAGCAAATCAAGCGGAAAGCTTATGGTTGCATTCCAGCTCAAAGTCATCGAGGACGGCACGGACTTTACGTTCGACGCAAAATCGAGACCGACGCCGGTTACGCTCAAGGGTACAAAAAATCGCACGATTTTCAAGTACTTCCCGTTCAGCGACGAGAACTCCGTACGGCGCTTTGTTGCGGACATGCTCAAATTCGAGGGCGACGAACCCGGCGTTCCTCTTCTGACGAAGGAGTACTTTACGAACTCCGAACTTATTGAAGACGCGCTCGATGTTCTCACCGGCATGAACATCTATGTACACAATGATGTTTCGACGAAAGACGACGGCACCGAAAGTGCATGGGTCAACTTCGTCAGCTGGGCAGCCGCGGCAAAGCTCGGATTGAAGGTGTAACGCATGAGTGCTATCGATACATTAGAGTCGATAGTCAATTGTGAGCTCGTTAACTACGACTTCAGGTATTGCTTCATAAACCGTTCGAAAATTCCATACAAACCGGACGGTTTCGAAGCAAGAACTGACGTCGTGACAGACTTTGTAAAGCTTGAGGAATTGATGGAGTCGCCGATGTTGACTCGAAAAAGAATTGTCGGCATCGGCATCTCAATTCAAGCAAGTAAAGTGTGTGCGATAGACGTTGATAGATGCTTTGCAGAACCGTTCAATTTTGACACAATCGATGAACGAGGACGTGAAGTGTTGGACTTATTCGAAGATGTGGCGTATTGTGAGTTTAGCTTTTCGGGCAAAGGAATGCGAGTACTTTTCTTGCATGATTTGATTGAGAATTACACTGACACATACTACATCAAAAATTCGAAGGTCGACATTGAATACTATCAGCCGTCAAAGTCAAATCGATTTGTGACTGTAACAGGTCGTTACATAAGCAATAATCCGATACAACACACTGCAGGCACAGATGTTGCGCTTAATCAATTCCTCGAACGCTTTATGGTTCGCCCGCCAAAGCCTCAAACCCAATCGCTTGTAGCAGACGACAACATCGACTTTGAGGAGGCGGTCAATAAAACTGCTCGACTCTATATTACAAACTCAAAATTCCAGTCTTTGTGGTTCTCGAAAGCTCCGGGTGCAGGACGAGATGAGAGCGAACGAGATTATCAAATCGTTGCAATGCTTTACGAGAACGTGACGACGGACGAAGATATGATAAGACAGTTATTCGAAACGTCGCCGTATTTTCAGAGCAAAGACGAAGACCACTTGCGAAAGTGGACGAACAATGACTACAGGTACCTCAAGTACATGTATTCACATTTAAGATAAAAGGAGAACAAAATCATGAAAGAACTTAATCAAGAGCAGAAAAAACGGTTGAAGATTGGCTCGATATTCGGCATCAGTGGACTCATCGGACTCATCGTAACAATCGTTTGTTTCGTCATTCGTGCCTCGAAAGTGAGTCAGCTTGACGCACTCGTAAAAGGGACGTATGAGTATCAAACAAATCATGTCGCACTCGAGTCCGCGATTTCGACAAGCACGATATTCGGTGTCGTGTTTCTCATTATCACAATAGCTTGTGTTGCGATGGCTGTGTTTGCGCTTTATAAAGCAGGCATTTTCGATAAGGAGGAGACAAAATGAAAATCTATTTTGCAGGCGGCTGGTTCAGTCCGGCTCAGGAAGAAGAACATACTCGCGTAGGAAACTTCCTCGAACGTCATAAAAATCTCGAGGTCTTCAATCCCAGAACCGCTGGTGGAGACTTCAAAGTCGGTAAAGAGACCGACCACATGACTCAGGTCTTGCTCAACAACTGCAAGGCGATTGACGAGGCGGACTTGGTTGTTGCAATCACCGACTACAAAGACATGGGCACGCTTTGGGAATGCGGTTATGCGTACGCAAAGCAAAAGCCCGTAATTTACTACTGCGAAACACTCGGCGATAAGCCGTTCAATTTGATGCTCGCTAAAACGGGCAGAGTTGCAAGAGATATCGATGAGCTTGAAAATTTGCTCGTCGATAAAGACTCTTACGTGTTCAAGCAGGTACACTCTTTCGATGGGCTGGTGGAATGATGGACGAATTATTCTTCAGCAAAGAAAAGCTCCTCGAAATGTACAAGCTCAAGAACATTACGAGGTACAATCACAGAACACGACTGAAAGATGAGAGCGTCGCGGAGCATTCGTTTTTTACGACGCTCATTACACTCGAATTGTGCAAACGATTTGAACTCGATAATGAGTCGATGCTTGCATGTATTCTCAAATCGTTGTTGCATGACATGCCTGAAACGGAACTCAACGACATCACATACGATGTAAAGGTCGCGCTCAATCTCTATCCGTTGCTCAAAGTTTACGAAGACAAGTACTTCGAAAAGCATTTTCCGGAACTCGCAAAACTGATGAACGATGAAAGCGAAAACACAGTAAATCTCATCGTAAAGTACGCAGACGCAATGTCTGTGTTGCAGTATGCGTATAACGAAATTGAACTCGGCAACGTAACATTCGAAACAATCAAAGACGAAACGCTTGAACGTCTCAAAACAATCGAGCAAAGACTCAAGGAGGTCATGAAAAAATGAAAAATCTCGCACCTTATTCGGCAGGCTACTCGGATGTCGACGTAAGCATTGTCGACTATGACAAAAATATCGCAAGACATGCGTGGAACTGCTACAGAATGACTTGGCGCGAATTGCAAGACGTCGAATACGACGTAAATGATAAACGTGTTCGTGAAGCAATTCGCAACATCATCGCATTCAAAGCGTTGCCCATGCCTCGTGAACAGGCGCTTATGACGTTCAGAATTGAGAACGTATCTCGTGTTTGTCTTGCGCAAATCACACGCCAACGCAAAGCGGCGTTTAATGTCGAGTCTCAGATGCCGCAGCCTGTTGGGCACAACGTAATCATTCCGCTCAACATCTGGCAGGACGAAAATTTGCGCAAAGAGGCTATCGAACTTTGCGAAGCCTCGCAAAACTTTTACAACAAGCTCGTCGACATGGGCATTCCGTATCAGGACGCTCGTTACATGCTCATTCACGGACAGACCACATCGTTCGTGTATGTCGTCGACATCAACACATTTTGCGGTTCGTTCGGTATGCGTTGTGAGAATAATCTGAGCGACGAAATCAATCTCGTCTACAGATTGTGTCTTCACAGAATGCTCGAACAACTCGAAGAAGATTACGAAAGCGGCGACATCGACGAACTCACGTATTTGTTCTACAAGGACATTCTTGCCGGCTGCGACTGTCAGGGCGCAAAACAGAGAAAAGGCATGAACACCGACAAAGTGTTCGGCAACTCGTTTATGCGTTTCAACGATGCGAACGAAGAAGTTACGGCGGCAACAGTGAATTGCACATGTGACTTCAAAAAGAGTGCTTGGTATGCCGAACTCATGCGTATGTACGACAACGAAGAATTCGAACTCTTATTCCCGGGCGAAAAAGAGATGATTGAACGTTGGAAGGCGGGCATTTTCAATGAAACTTAA